TTCAACAGTGTAGTTATCTACAATACAGTTGACCCAAGATTTCCAAGGCTTTGAGCCGTACTTGAATCTTGCGATGAAATTAGGTTTGACTTTACCTATCCATGAAGGATGACAGTCAGGGTGAACTTCGTTCATTAACGGAGCTCCTGGAAATTCTCCACGATACATTAGGTACATTCCGTCCCAAGTAAATTCTTCTTTGATAAATTTAGTTCCCATATTGTTTCTCCATTAATTTAATTTATACAACCATTATAAACGGTTTCATAAAGAATGTCAATAGTTTTTATGAAAATAAACTAACTTTTTTAGATCAAAAAGGAATATGGATAGAACTGGAAAGAATATAGAGATGAAATCCGCCGATTAAGACGGATCCCACGATTGGTCAAGCATCGATTGAGCATGACTCTTGAGTATTGGGTTTGCTTTGATTAAAACATCCAATAGGTATTGCTTTTCGTATTTGAAAGCTTTGTGGAAGAACTTTGGATCGTTCGGTATAATGGATTCGCTGTTATGTATTAAATCAGCAACCTTTATAGTCTGACTTTCAGCAGGACCCATCGCAAAATGATCTGCGTCCATCTTCTTACGAAACGCACGGTTCCCATCTCCTTGCTCGGAGACATTAGAACAATAATGAACATATTCAGCAACGATAGATCCAAATTGATTTTTGATGTCCAAAAATGTAATCGGAGTATCTTCAACGACGTCATGTAATAACGCAGCCGCTACCATCTCTGGTGTATGGTCAGGAATTGTTTCTATAATTTTTGAAACGCCGATAGGATGTGTGGAGTAAGGTTCTCCAGTGTATTTTCGTCGTTGTCCTTCATGAGCTCTGATGGCTAACATTAAGGCTTCTTGAATGAGTTGTTTGTCGTTCATAATAGTTATTATATACTAATTACCTCAGAATGTCAATGGCTATCGGTTTGTAAAATACACCATGAATTCTGCAGGTAGTGTATCATAACATTCATTCTTGATGTCTTCATCATTCCATATTGCATCGGCAATGAATGTATGCTGATATTTTACTTTACCTTTCTCTTGATAGAACTTAAGGAAATCGTCTCTGAATTTTTTAAAGTCGGAAGGACCTGAGGTTGAATGACGGCGATGTACTTCAAGAGCAATATGACCTACGTTGTTATAAATCCAATCGAGGTTTTCTTTTGTAAAGATATCGTATTCTCCACCTTCACAATCTACCTTTAAATAATCAATCTTCTCTATTTCGTAAAAATCAATAAACTCTCTAAATGTTAAAGGTACGAATTCACCAGCATCATTTGAATTATAAACATGTTGAATATTGTGTTCGTTATTCATAATAGCAGCATGACATGGAATGACCATTCTTTCTTTTGCATTAATGGTATACTTATCTGTATTACGCATCGCTGTTTCTAAAAGATCGCGATTAGGCTCAACCATGTATACTTTACTTGCACCAAAATCAAGAGCAAGACAACTAAACATACCTACACAGGTACCGATATCAACTACGACATCTCCAGGTTTAGGTTGGTCCCACCATTCATAATCCTTATTAATAAAGAATTCTCTGCGCATGTTAGAGACATGGTCCATATCTAAAGTTCCCATGTCCATTTTTATATTGAGTGTGTTATGATTCATAATGTAATCCTGTTGTTAATGTATTAGTTGACTTCCTTCTGCAACTAATCCATCTATCATGTCAAATGTTTGATCGCTGTAACCTGATTTAATCAAATCAACAACCGTTGGAAATTCTGTTTCTGTTTCTACTTCGCCGATGTTAAGGTTTCTTTGCTTTCTTGGTGGAAACATATCGTTTATATAATGAGACGCAGCGCGTTCAGTTTTAAACGATGAACAGTTAGTTAAACCAAAAGGATTGTTAGCCGCGAAACATGCATAGATTCTGCCATCGTCTTCCATGCCAAGATCGTAGCCGTTATAAGTTCCTAAGAACACGCCCATGTTATCATCAAATACTATGTACCGTCTTTTCTTTTTCATACAACTCTTTATATGTTTCTCGTACAGCCGCAAAATGGTCAATGTATTCTGTTGTGTCAAACTCAAAGACTTGAGGTTCGTTTCCATCAACACCAATAAAGACCACACCTTTCTTCACTTTATTACCAGTCATTTCTTCAAATGCTTTTGCATAGAAGGATACTTGCATATAATAATTAAGAATCCATTCTTCTTTCTTCGGTCTCTTTGATGTTTTAAAATCAACGACCGCGAGCTCTCCATCCCATTCAGCAATACAGTCAACTTGACCAGCTGTTTGGAGTTCATTTGAATATAAGAAACACTCCTGGTACCAAATATTATTTATTCGTTCGTCCAAGATAGGTTTCATTGTATTAAACATATGTACATTCGCAGGCATATGCTTTTTAGAATAATCAGGATCATTATCTAAATAATCTTCACAGAGTTTATGAACTGCAGTACCGCGTCGAGCGGCTTGAGTTGAAATGCGATTAGCTTCTTCATGACCAACGCGATCACGCCACTTTTGTATATCCTCTTTACCGAGAATGCCTAATACAGTTGTGACGGACGGATAACCTGCACCTGACGGTGTTTGATATATACGCTTGCCATCTACAGAAGCTCTTGTTAGTTTTTCGAGGACGGGTGCCTCTGAATAGTGTTCAAATAATTTCATAATATATTCCTTTGAGTTGAAAGGGATCCCGAAGGATCCCCTCCGAGTTTAAGCCACGAGTTGAGGCTTTAGTTCTGTTCTCTCCTTTGCTATAATGTATTCTTTTACTAAACCACTTCTAACAATGTCTTCAATTCCAAATTGAACTACTTTGAAAGAATGATCCATACGTTTAATGACTTTGAGAAAATCTCGTAATCCTGATGTATCGTGTTTGTGTCTAGTTCCGGCAAGATCATCTTGTGCTGTATCACCGCAGAATATAATTTTTGACGAATCACCAACTCGTGTAATAATACTATCGAGTTCATGGTATGTCATGCTTTGACATTCATCTACAATTATGATAGAGTTATCAAATGTTAATCCTCTAACGAACGATGATGTCATAAACTTAACTGAGCATTTTTGTTTGAGTATTTCCCAAGCATCTCCTCTGCCAAATAAGTTGTTTGTTATATCCGCGTAGGGTACCGCGTAGACTGCTTCTTTCTGAGCTTGAGTGCCTGGCATAAAACCTTGCTCTCTTGTCTGTACTGCGGAACGAACAATTATTACCTGGTCATAATTATCATCATCTAAAATATCACATAGACCAAGATATAATCCGCACATTGTTTTACCTGTGCCTGCTGTTCCAATTGCAGCGATATTATACCCAGCGTTGTAGTAGTCGAAAAATTCCTCTTGAGTAGGAGTCAATGGCGAAATATGATTCATGGAAAATTTACTATCCATTCTTTGTCCATTTTTCTGCTTAATCTTCCTTTTCTCCTTCGGTGATATACGACGTGCTCTTGACATAAAACCTCCTTTGCATTAACTAAGGAAGCGATCTGAAAGATTACTTCCAATCGTTAATTTTGTTTCCAGTGTATGATTTGTTTTGTTTCATTGATGTAAGTATATCGCGAAAGCCTTGGTCAGGTTTCATNCTTCCCAAGCGCGCAGCCTCAATCACGGGTTGGCCGCTAGTGATGATTGTTTTCAAATGGGGGTTGTCTTTCTTGAACTGGTCGACTGAGCTCATAGACATGAACTTCTCGAATTGTTCACCAGTGTTTTTGTCTTCAAAAGTATATGTAGGCATTAGATTCCAATCTTATAATCCATAATAGTATTTATACGATAGACTCGTAGATTTCTTTCCAATTCGTAACTTTTACTAAATTATTATTTTCGTAATCTTTATTAAAGTCATGTTCAATCAGAATAGATCTAAGTCCCATTTTAAGACCGCATTCAGCATTAGATGGTTTATCTTCAACCCAAATACATCCGCTATCTTTATAAGGTAATAGACCGTCGTCTTTATCAGCTCCACAGTCTAAACATACCACTCTCTCAAATACATCTTTACCAAACAATCTTTCGAGATTTTGTTCTCTTAGTTTGCCGGCATAGTAATCAGTACTAAGACTAGTAATACAATGAAAAACGTAACCTTCACTATGGAGTTTCTTGACATATTTAATGGCATCCCTGAGTCCTGGTAAAAATCCTATTCTTGCAGATTCGTTAAACTGTCTTACAAGTTGTCTTGATTGTTCTTTGGTAATACCGAAAGTTTGGGCAACATCATATTGGCCTTCTTCAATCACGGTATATCCGTTTTCGTTCATATACTTATAGAATGCGTACTTCCAATCAAGTAGTACACCATCACAATCCACAAGGATCAATTTTTCTGCTCTGTGATCCATATCTTCTCCGTTAATTTAATTTATACAACTATTATAACAAAGAAACAGCTGAATGTCAATAGTTTTATGATAAAAAAGTTTTCTTTTCTGATAATTTATGCTTTCGAACCTCAGCTCGTTGCGATTTCTTCTGTTTTTCACGTTTACGATCTTCGATCTTGATGTTCGTCCAATCGTCGGAAGAGGCGGTTTGTTTTGTCCGCTTACCCATGGTGTCCTGCCTTATTTGAAGTTGAGTGGATCTGTAAATAGTGTTGGAAACGCTGCTTCAAGAGTTTTCTTAGTTATTCCTTTGATAGGAGTATGGCTAATCATATTCTCTGCAAGTATCTTTGAATCTGCTGGATCCAAATCTTCAAGCAACTGAATAAACAGTGCTTCTCTTCTATTTTTGTTAAGGTTATCATACCCACCACCTAAGAAGAAAATTCTCAAACGTCTTGCTTCTCTATATAACATAGTATCAAGGTCAACGAGTTCGTTTTCTTTAAACGGAGGTGGAGTATCTGGTAATAAGAATTCAATATTCTCATCGTATATTAAACGTAGTACTTGTCTTAATGGTACTGCGTCGTGTTTCTGTAAGTTCTCTACTTTAGCCTTAGTGCTTTTAAGTTTCGAAGTTTCTTTAAGTATGTTACTTATTGATGTTCTAATCATAATTAAAAATCCTGTAAATCACCAATGAGGTTCTTTAGCTTTTTCTTTACGAAGTAATTGAACAGTTGTGATCTGCCAACTTCTTCTTGGTTATTATAAGCCTCGAGAATATTGTCTTGGTATTCCTGAGGAATCATTGTAAGGTCAATCATTTGTTTATTACGATTAAACCTTAGTTTTGTTTCTTCATCCATTTCTTCTGGTGATTTGCTGAAGAGTTCAATTCTTTTCTTAGTCATTGGCTTTTGTCTATCACCAACGGCTAAACAGTTATCTGCAGAAAGAATGTTTGGAACTCCATCTCCTGTATCACCACGAAGAACATGTTCTGTTATATATTGTTCAGGGTTTGCATGTCTTACCCACTTCTTAAGGACTGGATTATACTGATCTACATTTGCATATTTTTGTAATTGAATGAAATCCTTGTCTCCTGATAGAACAAGAATCTTTTCAGATCCATTATTCAGTTCAGTACCATGCGTCATACATAGAGTTGCGATAATGTCATCAGCTTCACAACGATCAACATATACAACCTTATACGGAAAGAACTCTTCGATCTCTCTACGTATTTGATGAATGACATCAAACAGAGCATTCCAATCAAGGTCTGATTGATCTCTGTTCTTTTTGCGATTTGCTTTATAGTATGGATAGTAATCCTTTCTCCATACATTGGTGTTATCAGCGCAGATCACAATCTCTCCGTATTCTTTCGAAAACTTTTTGCGATTAAATCTGATTGAATTTAGAAACATGTGACGAAGGAGATTTTCATCCACTTCCATGTTTGTGTGGTTACCTATACCTGCGAACAGCGAGGCAAGCATAACCTGGTTATAGTCAACTAGAATCATAATTTATCCATTAATATTTAATTTGTCAGACTATTATATCAAACTTCTTCGTCATTGTCAATAGTTTCTTCTAAATTCTTTTTAAGGCCACCAGCCATACGTTCGTCGTTAGCTTCTGCTATAATTACATTTTGAACAGCAAATGGTTGAAGTTGATGTTCTTCTCCCATTGTTTGTAGATGTAACGAACGAATTGCTTCGAAGATTAATATCATACTTGGAAAATATGTTTCAAAGTCTTCGTCAAATTCACAACCTGCTCTAGCCATTTCCCCTAATACGTTTTCCCATATAATTTCCGCAAGTTCCGTAGAATACGAATCTTTATATTCTCGAATTCTTTCTGAAACACTGTTTTCATCAATAGGTGGATTTGAATGTATTTTTGGAAAATGAATCAGGTTATCTTTATTCTTGGTAGGCATCTCCGATGTTCCTTAGTAGAGTGTTCCACATTGTGGCAAAAGAGGCAATTGAATTTCTTGCCAAGTTAAATCTATCAGAGAAAGTAAATCCATGGAAATAGTTAGGATCTTCTTTCATCTGAGTTAAAATTTGTTTAGTAACTGAATAAGCATAGTTTGCATGATGGTTCATATCTTCATTCCAATCATACATAA